ATTAATCGCTTGTATTCTTGCAGCAGACATTTCACTATCTTCTTCAGTAGTAATCCAAGTCTCTACATCAGTCCAATTAGGAGCAGTCATAACAGGAGCTACGAAAGTTGGATTAGATAGACCAGATGTAGTTACAGTATTATCAGTAAGAACTGGCGCAACTGGAGCTACACTTGATATAGTTAAATCTGCTATAGTTGGTTTTGCTTCTATTACATAAACAGGCGCAGTATATGTTGGCACATCTGTACTAAATGAAATAGAACTATCTGTTAATGATGGCGCAACTGGAACTGCTGTTAAAATACTTAATGTTCCTACAGCAGGTGTTGACGATAAAGACAGCACTGGTTGAGTATATGCTGGAGCAGTACCACTTATACTTACTAAACTCAAGTCTATACTTGGAGCGACAGGAGCGGTAGATGTTATAGTTAAATCTGTTATAGTTATAGTGCTCAAAGACAATACTGGAGCAATATACGTAGGCGCTGTTCCGCTTATAGAAACAGATGCTAAATCAATACTAGGTGCTATTGGAGCAACAGAACTAAGTGTTAAGTCCGTTATTTTTAAACTATTTAATGATAATACAGGTGCAGTATATGTAGGGGCTGGTGCAGTAAAGCTAATACTATTAGAGTTGACTCCAGGATTGGCAGCTTGTTCTGCTGTTATTGTTAAATTACTAATAGCAGGTACAGCTACTAATGTTACACTTGGGGAATTAAATGTTGGAATACTAGGTATACCAGTAACATCAACATCCTCTGGTACCATATTAGCTGCCAATACAATTTCTGAAGGCTGACTGAAACTTGGAAGTGATCCTGCAACCGTATTTAACGTACCTATAACAGGACTTACAGGTAGCGAAATATCATCAGGGAAAGAAAAGTCAGCTAATGCATGATCTAAAGATCTAACTCCTGCATATAACACAATCAAATACACATACTCTTCAGGAAAGCTATCCAAGCTTGAGGGACTATCAGAGTATTCTACAGATCCATCATAATGCACTTGAGTAACAACAATATCATTACCCCCAGAACCAGCTGCTGGAACACAATGTATATTCCCATCTAACTCATAATATCCTGGATTATACTTAGTTTTATAATGCAAACTATCTATCTCTGTTGCATTATATCTAAGATGAGGAGCTATCATAGAACAAGGTCTTAAAATATTTATATCATCATGCTCTCGTGTAACTGATAAAATTTTGCCTGTCTTTGTAATTGAAGTCGTACTATTACTAGTTTTAGTAAACTTAGATATCTCTTCTGGTCGTAAAGCAATAATTCTATTCACTACATCTATAAGCCCATTAGATAAAAAATTTCCTAAATCTAAATATGATGGGCTAGTCTGGGCAGTTATATTAAGACCAGTAAGACTTCTCGCTTCTTCCCACAATGTTGCCATTAAATCTCCTTAAATATCCCCCCACCCCCATGGAGAGAACCATGGGAGCAGGGAGTATTATTAATCGTCTAACAGTTACTATTGTTTTTGAATAACAAATACATTAGCAGTAGCCGCACCTAAGTCGATCGCACCACTAGTATTGTTACTTAAAACTAAAGTTACTGTATCCGTAGCTGTAACTGCTCCAGAAAGAGCCAGATCTACAACATCTACACTCAGACTACATAACACGAAATCGCCTAATGCAGCTCCTGCAACAGTAACTTCTAGAGCTTCCTCATCACCATCTGCAATAGAACCAGCATCCCATGCTTTTGAAGCTGACAGAGCTGACGCAATAGCATTTATGTTACTATCTGCTTTATTTTGTCCGTATAAAGGATTTGCCATAATTAACCTCCTTATGACCAAATAGCGTGAGCTTCAGGCATTGACCATTCCATACCAGCCTCGGTAATGATTTGGTCTACACGTCTGTCAACCCCACTATTTTCTAATGTTTGAACACCAACATATACAGTTGTGTCACGATTTAATCCATTCCCAACAAGAGGTCTATATGCACAATGCTTCATGTCAATAGCAAGCATTTTTATATTAGTACCGTCTAAGTGGATGTTTCGGATTACATTCATGTCGCCATATACTGTAGATATTACTGTAGTATCTAATCCAAGTACTTTCTTTCTACCTGCTACTGCTAAATCAGCTCTAAAGTTATTAGTACTATTGCCAGTACCGATACCAATATTATTACCAAAGTAACCGCCTAATTTATGCAGCCAATTATAAACCGCTGTATTAACAAAAAATACAGTTGATTTACCATTATTGTAGCGAGGGTCTAAGAAAGAAGACATATCTTCTAAAAAGTCATCAGCAGTTTTTGTGCTAATATCTAAAGAAAATACATTACCATAACTTGAAATAAAACTTACAGCACCTTGAGTAGTTCTGTAATCTGAATTTTGAGAGCCAAACAATAGTGATTGTTCAATGTCCCATTTATGCTCCACTAACTTTTCTTTCCAGATACGAGCCCACTCATTCTTTTCATACTTCAATACAGTAGCACGGTCAGTATTGTCCATTGCCATTGAAGTTTTCCAGATTTGAGTTTGTCCGTATGCTGTTGAGAAAGGTTGGTCTTGCCATGTTTCAGGATAACCAGTACCTTTATCAAATACTGAACCTACTACATAAGATCGTTTTGGTTCTAAGCTAGAAGAGATTGCTTCACCATATACTGCACTAATTGGGTTCCAAGCGCCACCAGTTACAGTATATAAGAATGATGAAATATGGAGATTGGTACTATTTACTCCTGTTAGAGTTGATTCTTTTACAATCTCTGTTTTAAGAATAGCATATTCACCACTAGCAGTAACGTCTGTTACTTTAGCCACTATATAATCTTGTGCTGCAAAATGCTGAACTGCACCAGCTGTTGTTGATAAAGCTTCTTCAGAAACATTAATTTTAATTAATTGTCCTGGGATGTAAAATTCAGGTTTAGTACCAATCGCACCTACTGCAATTGCTGAGTTAGATTGTCCATATACATTCTGTCTATTGCCATTAGATTCATAATCAGTACCCATTTTAAAATAGTACTCGTCTCCAGCATTAATTGCAGTCATTGCAACTACACCGTCTACATCGCTTACAGCAGAACTAGTCCCATGAGCAACTACATATGCATATCTTTTATGCCATGATCCACGTCTTTCAGTAAATTTGAAAGAAGGGTCATCTGTTGGTTTTTTAGCACTTTTACTTGCTAAGCGAAAGAAAGGATCTTGTGAAATCTTTAACTCTGAAACTCTACTACCAAAATTATATTGGCGACGAAGAGCACCAGTGTTAAGTTGTTCAGAAGATTCACCTCTTTCTATTGAGCCACTAGTATAATTACTCCCAGTGACATTTAGAATATCAGCCATAACTTATCTCCTAAGTTGCGTTTGGATTAGCTGGCTAATAAGCCTTTACTATCCAAACAAGTTGTCTACATTATCATCGAAACTAACTAAAGAATCAAATAAACTGTCCTCTGGACTTCTTTGATTGCTTCCTTGATTGTTAGCTCCGCTAGCACTTGCTGGCATATTCCGTACATTCTTCATCTGGTTTGCAATCTCGTTACGAGTTGCATTGGCTGTATTTGTAGCAGCTTTATCACGATTCAAAAGATAATCAATATCATCTAAGGTTAATACGTGACTTTGAGCATCTGCTTTAAATGCTTCAAACTCATCGTCAGACATTCCTTTTCTTGATTGAAATTCTTTCAACTCATTAGCTTGCTGAATTTGCTGGTTCATTTTTGTTGCATTCTCTTTCTCAGCTTGCAACATCTGACCAACTCTCCCTTGCACCATTCTATCAATATGCGCTTGCATGACTCTTGCAGAATCAGATTCTGGCTCAGTCATAGCTTCTTGAGTATCAAAGATAAAATCTTCATCTAACCCAAGTTGCGCTCGAACGCTTGGAGCGGGAGCACCACCATTTTGAAGATAGTTACGAACATGATCAACAAGTCCACTATCATTTTTCATCGCTTCAAGCACTGGAACAAACGGTTCTAACTCTTTATAAGTTTCTCGTTGCTTCACTGCTTCACGACTACTATCACTGTAACGTTTTTTATATGGGTTATTGTCACTATCCCAATCAACCTGTCTGGAGCCAGCATTGTCATTAACGTGGGTTGCCTGTTCGGGGCCACTATACTGCTGGGTTGCCTCTGGTTCGTCTTCGATATGCCTCACGGCACCATTTACACTCTGGTCGAGTTCATCAAAAAACGAATCGTCGATAGAGTCTGTTTCTTGTCCTGCCACATCTTCTGGTAATTCATCAGATTGCATTCCAATTGCAGAGTTACTATTACGTTCATCTATATTATTCATACATCTCTCCTATTTATTAATGTATATTATCAAGTAAATATATTACTCTTTACTATTATCTTGCAAGTCTTTTTTATACATTTCTGTAGCCATAGCCATTTCTTTCTTTTTTGCACCAGCTTCAGTGTTTAAAACATTGCGTAATAATTTTTGCTGCCCTTCAGTTTCTACAAACTGTTTATTTAGATTTCCTTTAACATTTTCTTTTTGTTTTGTTATTTCCATCTCTGCCTGCATAACTTTACCCTTAATGCCTGCTTGTACCAATTGACGCTCAAGTGTCTCAATAGCGCCTTCTTTATCTTTAAGAGTTTCGGATAATTGTTGTACTTGGCCTTGTAGTTGTGCATATAAGGATTTCCTTTGAGCAATTTTATCTTTATTTTTAATATCAGTTTCAGCTAATACAGCTATATCATCAACAACACCTAATTGCATTAACTGTTTTAATTCTTCTAAATAAGCCCATCTATTGACAGGTAATGTAGATCCTGCTACTATTCTTACATCAAACTTGAGTGATGAAATGTCCATAGATTTGCCAATAGCCTCTCCCATATCATTATAAATAGGTACATTTACAGCACTTTCTTTTTGTTCTTGCAATGCCGAAGGTTGAATAATTCTAAATCTTTTTTCTGCTTGGTAGGTTGCTTGAGCAAACTGCATAATAACTATACCTAATTGTTTTAATGCAGGCTCTATTGATCCTTTCATCCATTGCTTAATTCTTCGTGTTCCATATTCATCTAAAGCAAGCATCCCTCTATACGTTTCATGCTGTGCTCCAGTATCTCCTTGCATAGAAGCATATATTCCAGCTAAGTATTCCATATCATGCTTGCCTTCATTGACAATCTGGAAGAAAGCGTTAGCTATAGGCATAGGCAATACAGGAGTAGGTCTCTCATTACCAGGTCGTACAGGCAGTAATGCTCCTGGTGCAGATGAGTACTTTTCCCATAATTCAGCATCAATACTACCTTCTTCATACATCCACCTTAATGATGAGCCTAATGATGCATTATGAATCATTAATTGATGTGCTTTATTTAATTCTCTTTGTTTGCCAACCAATGGAGAAACAGCACTTTTAGGATATGGTGTCCCTGTCCATTTAAATATAAATGGCACAATAGGATACTCTGTAATAGACTGTGGTAAGACTTTTTCATATAACAATTGATCTCCTGCAACACAAGTCTGCTTAATACGAGATTGATTGAATGACATTGCATTTATAATTGTTTGGGCAAACTCCTCATTTTCACTCAGCAATTTAAACTCTTTCTCAGAAACTATTTGATTACCAGTTTGAGACGCAGCTGCTTGTAGTTGACTCATTACTTCTTGATGATAACCTTCAAGCTGTGCAGTCATTTGTTCCTGAGCTTTTTGTATTTCTAATTCATACCTCTCAGGAAGCATATCCCCGCTCTGCACTGCCTCTTGCATTTTCTGCTGCTGCTCAACAAGTTGTACTTGCATTTCTGCTTGCATCTCTTTTACTTGAATCTGCGCTTGATTTTGAATTTGTTTAATCTGATCTGGATTTGGAGGTATACGATAAAATACATTTACATAAGGCAATTTTATTTTCTCATACATTTCAAAAAATTCTACCAAATCCTTCTGCTCTCCCTCAGCAGTAATACCTATAGCCTCTGCAGTGGCATCGTTATGTAAAAAAAGATCTTGCTCCTCTGTTCCAGTTTCTCTCATACTTAATGTAATATCATTTTGATGATCTGAAGAAGCCCGATTAATCTTTGCTTTTTTATCTGGATATATAGAAATTAAATGATGTTTTGGTAAGATTTTTCTTATTAAAATATAAGAAGAGTCTTTAAATAATGCATCTCTTGACTTAGGATCGACATAGATATCGAACGGTTCAGGTTGTTGAAGTATAACTTCTCCCATACCATTATCTTTATCAGGGTCAACAGAGACCATCATATAACCAATAGACTTTGTAACTGCATCATTAATCGCATTAGCATACAATGTAGCACCACCAGATAAATCCCAAATGTAATCTGATAAATCTGACATTACAGCTGCCACATCTGAATCACTACCTTCTACTCCAATAGCCTGCCATCTAGGATTATTAGCTGTTGCATAAAAATTAAGCATATCTACAACTGGTAAAATCCTGTTGATAGTAAAATCAGGCATACCTTGCTCTCTCAACGAGTCTAATTCATCCTTAGTTTGCTGATTGTCATTAGCGAACTCATAACCTTTTTGATTAATTAATTCCCACTGACTCCTTGTCCAGTTACGAGATAAATTAAATAAATTTCTAATTTGATCTACTTTTTTCACCTTTGCCATTACGCTACCGTCCATCCTCTTGGTTGTGGTTTATGTTTATACCAGCCATCCTTAGTCTCTCCTAAGCTAACTGGAGGGTGTGCATACTTACATGCATAAGCTAATGCATCTATAGTATCATCGTGAGCCATCCTTGGCCCAAAAGTTCTTATCTCTCTATCAAGATCATAATGTGTTTTCTTGATATGTACTTGCCCAATTGCAAATCGTTGAGCTAAAATTTCTTGGATTCTGTCTCTTTTTGACATCCTATTTCCAGGTTTTTCAGCTTTGAATCGAACAGAGAAATTATTACGTCTTCGCATCTCTGCTTGCAAGCTTTGAAAAACTGGCTTTGACATAGTAGTATCTTCAACTGTAAATAACCTTGGACTATAAGAGTTAGCCATGTCGAACATATGATCAACAATGCCTTTTTTATCTTCCCCAGGAATCCCAAGGACTGGAATCGACCGCTTTCGTATATAATCCAAGACATATACATTGTTATTAGGAGTAACAGCCACAGGCAGCAATACGCTAAAATCACTATCACGTCTAGCACTGTCAGTTGCAGGATCCACCCCAATAAATATATCACATGGCTGCGGATCTTGTCCATCAGGTATGATATAGTGTATGCCTGAGTCTGCATCGTAGCTTAATTCCCCGTCCCAATATTTTATATGATTCCCTGTAAAAATCGAATCTTCAGCACTTTGAACTTCCATCATATATTCTTGATAAAACTTCTGGGGTGTACCTGAATCCGCATAAAATTTCTTTTTCCTTTGCATCTCTTCATGTCCAAACCATGATGGCCACAAAGGACTGCCATCTGGCAATATAGCTTTATATGTAATCACATCCCAACTATATTTATCTCCTGTTTTAACAGCTTGTTCATATCCAACTAAAATGTGCTGAATAAACGAATCAAAATGAACAGGTGTTCCATTAATTCTTAACCTTCCATCTTTAGGTTCTAATGCTGGAAAGACTACAGCTGTCACTAGATTCGAGATTTTAGACCTAGATTCTGGAGTAACCGTATTATTCTCGTCTTCAAAGTCATCCAAAATGATAAGGTCATACCGCTTATGAAGTTTAGCACCACCACGTATGCCCGAAAGGTTCGATTTACTAATAAGTTTACAACCATTACTAAGTTCGATATCATCTTCTGTCCATTTTTTACCTTTTAAATCACCGAAATAATACTTAATCTTATCATTGTATTCCAAGTGATATTTTACATAATCTAAATTAGGCACTGAAATCTTACTAGATGCAGCCACCCAACCATAAAATAATGGATCTTGTGCAAATACAAAATCATGCATTATACTACATTTAGTCAATACTGTCTTTCCATGTCCCCTTGGTAGCACAACTGCTAACTGCCTTATTAATAAATCATTTAATGCATCTGTTACTTCGTAATGAAAAAACGGTGTTTCAGATCTCATAAAATCTTCTGGCAAAAATAACTTACCAAAAGCTATTAAATCTGAATGAGCTAATCTAAGCTGCTCCTCCATCTTGGAAACATTATGTTTATTAATATTGGCCATTAAACGCCTAGACGATGAGCCACCTTGTCTAGCTTTGTTTGTAAATCTTTTATATGATTTTGGGTTTCAGTAATCCATTTATCAATATCTTTTGCCCATCCATCAATGGCATCAATACGTTTAACATAATCTATTTTAGATTCTTTTTTAATTTTTTTCTTTTTCTCTTCCATTAATTATCAATCCTTATTTTTAATTTACCGTATAAGTAGGGATTAGTACATCGTGCATTTATTTCAATTATTGAATTTTTCTCAGAGCTTTCAGTTGTTTGAGGGTTAATGCTTCCACTCATACCAGAACTATGCATGCAATTATAAGTAAAGCTAGAATTGTAATAAGATGTTTCCATATTAAATGCACCTGTCTCATAATTTATAGTCCCAACAACTATACTTCCCGATATTAATTCACCTTTTCCATTATCATATATCACTCCTGACAAGTTTGGAGTAGATTCGTATATAGTATTGTATAAATAAGTGTTTGATTTTCTAGCTATACGATTATTATCAGCCATTCCTATTGATGGGAATACCCCATTTTGCTTTGCAAATAAATTGTGGTCAGCATCTGCCCCGCTCGCTCCAGCACCTAATGTTATTGTAGAGTTGATTGTAGATGTAGATAATCTAGTATGTGATGTAAATCTAATATCCCCATTAATTATACTAACTGACACATTCTTATCAAGCAAATCATGACTATCTGTGCTTTGAGCTAATTTAATTGCTTCATTCATCTTCGCTAATACTCCATTAGAACCTCCTAAAGTTGTTACGCTTGAATCAACAGTAAAAGATACTTCATTTGTTGATGGAGATGTTCCGTCTGCTGTAATTTTAAAATAATATGTATCCCCAGCAGTTAATCCTGAATCTGTATTGTCATTCATATTAGCTACACCAAGCTCTTGATACCCTAGTTCGTCAACCATTTTTATATATACTGACCCAGGAAGAATGCCATTTGTCCCCGATCGATCTTTACGTCCTAATCCAAAGAAATTATTAGCTTTATAACGTCCACCAGAATCAGTGGAGGCATAAGCTATTTTATCATAATCAGCGTAATCATTAAAGAATGGATAATAAATGTCGTCACCATCTGCATGGGATGCACTTGCTGTACTTCCCGCAACACCTCTTTCTACGATAAGATAAGTGTTGTCAATATCAGATCCATCTCCTATTTCTACCACTCTCATAATTTCTGAGGCAATTTGAATATAATCTCCTAAGCGAAATCGGTATGTACCATTTCTTGTTGTATTTGTAAATGTAGATAAATATACTTTCGTATTAGTATCATCATTTATTATACTCCCTGTCCCAGTCGTAATGGTTTCGGCAGTAGCCACCTTTAAAGACGCATCAGGTACAGTATCACCCTTTAAGGTCCCTTCAGATAGATCTAAGTCAGCATGATCTATCATGCGTGTAGTAGGTAGGTACATCCAATCTCCTGCTGCTAAAAACATTTGGGGGTAAGCATTCCCAGAGCCCATTGTGTCACTAGTATATGATTGCAAATGCCAACTAATCGCTAATACAGTATTACTTACATTCTCAAGATATACTGATTTTGGAGCTGAAAAGCCACCTGTGTTATTCAAACTAGCCAGGTCTACTACGGTTTGATCAGCATTCCCTCTAACCTCCTGTGTAAATTCTAACAATTCTCCTTTAGAAAGCTGCGAGGTTCCAATTGTTTTTATAAGTTTAGCCATTATTCATCTCCCCAATCCCAGATATGCTCTTTTATCTTATTCCACATTGCTGTGCCTGTATGATTATATAAGTAACGCCTTGAAGCACCTAAAGTTTTAGGACCTAAATGCCCATCTACTTCCTCATCTTCAAGATACCCCATTTGATTCAAGATAACTTGAGCACTATCTACAGTTGCACCTGTACGCTCCGTACCATTGCCAGCTACCCTACTTAATAACTCATATATTTCTTTATCATATTCAACATTATTACCTTCACCTTCAGGTAATTGTTTTGAATAATAAATCTGTCCAGTTGTTGAAAATTTACCCATTACCTATCTCCTTAGGCCTCTCAACGGCCTCTATAACGTCATCACTAAATCCTTGAAATACTGCTCCAGATATTTGCGTGACTTGTGTCTTATTTTTATCTTCCATGTCCATAATGTCAGCTAGTTTAAACAATGCTTTTAATCTAGTGTCATCCTTCTCTGCAGTATCTACAACAGACTTGATATTTTCAAGAACATATTCCTCATCAATACCAAGTTCTTCCATTACTGGCTTTAATTCTTCTTTCATTGCAGTTTTCACCCTTGTCGTTTTAATCAGTTGACCAGCCTTCATACTTGCATAGCCAGGATTGCTAGTAGGGAATGCCTTTAAATATGCCTGCTGCAACCCTGTGCCGGCTATAACAAACTGTACAAACGCTGTTTCAGCAGTAGTTAGTTCTTCTCTACTATCAAATATATCATCTGGCATCCTACCACTAAAACTATAAATATTGTCTCTTTTAGATGTATCCATGAGCACAGAAGGCATTATTGTAAAAGTCCCAGTGCAAGTCCCCACATATTCTACTATACGGTTCTTACCCTTAGCCCTCTTCATTTCTCCTCTACGCAAAATCTGGATGACACAGTTGTCATCTGCCATCACCCAATCTCCTATTTGCCCTTCTCTCCAGTTAGGTTTAATATCCACAGGCTCATTAAAAACATCTGCTTCATCATATACTTTATGCTCTACTCTGCCGACTTTATAATATCTCATTATAAATTTTAGTTAGTTCCTGACGAAGCTTTATACCCTTTGTAACCTTTTTCTAAATAAGGCATCTCTGAAGCTCTATTTTTTGCTTTTGGTAGATACTTTTGAAACATATAATCTTCTATCTCTCTACTTGGTTTTACAGCTCTCACCCAATCGTCGAGATATGTCCCAATCTTATCGTGATATACATCCTCAATCTCTTTTCCATCTCTCTTCCATTCTCTTCTCTCGAAATCTCTTAAAAAGGGATCAGAGTTTATTCCAAACCGCTCTCCCACTTCGGCATCTAAAGACTCATTGGTCAACATATGTTTGGTAAATGCATCGACATCTTTAAAAACATCTCTTTGAAATTCACCTTTCTCAGAATGCTGAGTTTCCAATCCTTGGAAATACTTTTCTAGATCAGGATTATGATACCCAGCAGATTCCTTGCCTTCTAGCTTATCCCGCAAGCGTCCGAATATACGACCTTGAGTTGCAAACCCTTCTCCTTCAACGCCTCCTTGAAATAGTCCTTTTCTATCAGTCATTTTTTCAAAAATCTTATCCGTTATTCCCATCAATATTCCCTACTTTCTGATCTTCCATATAACCCTTCAGATCTGCTAATTCATCTTCTATTCTATATAACCTATAAGATAGATCCTCTAACTGTCGTGAAAG